CCTGCGGCTGTGGAATCTCCATTGATACTTCCTGGTATACCTGCCGCATCAATAGCCCCAGTTGCCATTTGAACCATTTGTTGCAAACTGGCGGCTTGATTAAATGTGTTACCGTCAAGATTTCCAAATCTAAACGGTTGTAAGATTTCTGCTGGATTGCCATTCGTAAGGATGGCCTTGCCGGGTCTAACTTCCAACTTGCTTCCGCGAGGAAGGCGTGAAGCATCAACAGCAAGCATAGGATGTACAGTAAGCGCAAGTGCGTCAATTCGTGCTCTCAATTCAGTGTCAAGAGCTTTCTGTGCGTTATATCCTTTTTCACAAATACCACGTCCCCAGAATTTGCCGGGTACAACATCCCAAGGAAACGCTACAACAGGACGATCCTTCATCATGTAAGGATTGTTTTCGGCTTTCAACAAAATACCACCATTTGCAATAACAATGATAGCTTCTACATATTCCGAATTATTATCGGTGTCTTCGCCTTCATCCGAGTTTTCATTAAATAGATCGCTAGGAACAAGACCATAATATTTTGTTAATCGAACTTTATCATCAGTATACAATGTATACTCTTGAGTAGGTTCTAAATCTACATCAACTGCGGCATTAGAAACTTCAACATCGTTACGATAAATGCCCGCTTCTTGTGCCATGTGTACTTGATGCAGGGGCACGTATTCATCAATAGCAACACCTAAGGACTCTTTAATATTTGTTGCAACCGGATCAATCAAAAAGTTTTGTGGCATAATCGGACGTATTCTAAAAACTGTACGATTACGTTCCATAACTCCTACAGCTTGCATAGCCCCATCCATAATCGGTTGGGAAGCAGGAGTCATTTCTAGTTCTTCATCTGCTACAATTTCAGCCATACCAGTGCCAAAAACTGCCGCATTGATAATACACTCAGCAATTGCTTTACGAGCAGAAACAAATTTAAAGTCTTCATCCAACGTGTTTCTAAGAAGCATGATATCTGCAGACTGTTGATCTTTAATATCGTCTTGAATGTCAAACCATTTCCCACGTCCAAAGGTTGCTTCTTCAACCTCTGCTACGGCAGACTCCACGGCTTGCTGAAGGGCAGGGGAAATAATACGAGAACGCTCTGAGTTTCGCATGGAGTCTTCAGCGGCCCATTGGCCCCTCCAAAGGCGATAGTATTCGTCAAACTTTTCTTTGTAGTTTCCTTCGTAATGATCTCGCCACTGATCGCATTTGTTTATTACCCAAGATTCAAGGGACGTTGGATCAATCGTTTGGTTTTCATATTCCATGTTAATAACCTGCTACAGGGTCTAAGATTTCAAAATCGTCTTCTTCGTAATCGTAGTAGTACGATACTTTAGCTAGTTGGTCGATGTAGGCCAATGCGTCAACCAAATCGTCATGTACTAAGGCATTTGGAAACTGAAAGAGTTCATCAAGAAACTGTGGGTTCCAATCGCCCTCATTCAGTGTAATTTGTCCGTGCTCGAAACGTCCTTGTAACGCCCAGACAACACGATCAGTTTTCTTTTTGTTCCCGTGAGTCAACTCCTCGACTCTGAAAAAACGCTGTTGAGACTTCATCAGATCCGTAAGGTACGGCAGTACCGCATTCTTTAAGGCTCCTTTTTCGATACCAACCGCTACAGGTTGATAAGCATTGACAGCCTCGAAAATCTTCCTTGCGGTCTTTTTGATATCCCATCGTCCATGTACAATATCCGCTACCCACCATCCGTCCTCATTTGCCTTGACTATAGCAATCGCTGTCTGGTCGAGTTTCTTGTTCTTAGACTTCGTTGCGCTTTGCACATCAGCAAAACCCGCAAGGTCAACTGCAATGTAATAATCGCCAACGTCAGGTTCATCAGAAGAAAACTTAACCCAATCTTCTTTAAATATTTCAGAACCCATTGCTTCAAAGGAAGCCATAAATTCTTGTCTGAAAGCATAGGACGACATTGACTTCTTTGCGACATCAATTTCGTCTGGGTCGAGTAGTGGATTGTCATAAGACGTAAAATGCCACGCCTTATAAGTCTCATCCCCTGACATTTCCGCATACTGAAACAACTCATAAAAGTGATTACGGCCCATAGGTGTCCCTATGAACAACGCATGGCCTTTCTGGTCGGCCAAGGCAGGACGCAAGATGGTTTCCCATACTGAGGGCTTCATATCCGCATATTCGTCCATTACGAGGAACTTAAGGGATACACCACGCATTGTTTCTGGGCGGTCAGCACCCTTAAGGGATATGGTTGCGCCGTTGACCAGTTTTATTGTCAGGTTGTTAATGTGGCTACCTGTAATGACGGGGTTGCCTAACTCCATCAAAGTGTTCCACATGATGTCTCTTGCTTGCCCTTGGGTAGGGGCTACGTAGAAGACATGACCACGCTCAGTCTGTAAGGCGTTGATGATAAGCAACCACGCCGCTAGACGAGACTTACCAGTACGGCGACCTGCGGCAACAACCTTGAATCGTGTTGTGTCGTTAAATACGTCTTGTTGCCAAGGAAGAAGCTCAACATTAAGCTCCACGCATAATCTCCACAAGCTCTTTGGATCGTCTTCCTACCTGAGAGTACCATCTGGAGTCAATCATCTCATCAGCGGCTTTATCGTAGTTACCTTCGTTGACAGCCTTAAGAAAGTTTTTAAACTTACCAAGACGATTACGTCCAAGGTTAAATGCCATGTTGACGACAACACGTTGTGCATCTTTAGACTGTCCTGCAATGTTTAAAACAAGATTACAGGCATCCGTGTAGGCAATCTCACAGTCTTTTTTAAATACTTCTAGAATACGCTCATCGGTTACTGGAGTACCAACAGGCCATGAGTGTTCCATGTCGTCTTCCGTAACCATGTGACCGATACCAAAGGTTGGATAATTTTCTGAACATAAATATATTTCAGTGACGTAACCTTCGTGGCGAATGAGGTCTTCTTTTACAATTTCAATTAGATCATCTCTCTGGATCGACATCAATCACCTCCGCATCAATAATATCATCTTCAGTAACCTTAGCTTCCCCGATTCCTGAGATCGTAATGGAGACCGCAGGACGACCACCATGTTCTTTGTCTTTCTCAAAGTAACTAATGGGTAACATACGATCCATTAGGAGCTTCCAAGCCGCCGCTTGGTTTTTATGGTCGTCATTAAGTGCCGCATCAAGAATACTATCTAAAACCTTTTTTGACTTTGGAGAAGCCAACATACGAGCTTTGTACTCGTTGATGATTGTCGCGTCACCCTTTGGGCGACCAATCTTACCCGGCTTTGCTTTTAATGCGACATCTTGTTTTCTAGGACGACCAATCTTTTTGCCGTTTGGCCCCAAGGTGTCTTTATGTTTATACGACATAAGTATTTTCCTTTAAGATGGTACTTAAGGGTACTTAAGTATCTTTAGTTAGTAATTAATGATTAATACTTAACGAACTAACTTAATATTTCTTAATATATAACTATATTATACCATAAAAATAACCAAAAGTCAAGAGGTATACTTAAGATATTCTTAGGATGCCCCAAGTTTACCCTTTTGTCAACCCTTTGGAGTCACTTTTAATCATTTAATTTACTAATGAATACAAAAGTTTACATAAGTGTGACCAATGTAGTGCTTTTGGTCACTTTTTAGGGTTTCTTAGGGGTTTCCTGAGGGTTTCCTTAGCAAACCTGAGCAGGTACATATACAAATATAAAATACACAGGCCCTCCCCCGGGGTTATCCACAGGCTACCCACAAGAAAAACACAAGTTATCCACAGGTGCACCAAAGTTGTGCATAAGTTACCCACAGGTGTGCGTAAGATGTGCATAAAGTTATCCATAGGATACCCACAGGCTACCCACAGGTTACCCACAGGGTATCCACAGATCCTTAGGTGCACCATAAGGGTGCACAAGGGTGCACTAAAGTGGTGCAAGGTGTTCCAAAGTGGTGCATGTGTGTGCCTGAGTAGTACCCCATAGGCACCCACAAGCTATCATAAGCACAACCTATGACATTCTCAAGATTGATAGAGAAAAACAATTGTACTCTGTCTGTGGTTTTGCTATTGTCCACACATCGGCGCAACGGAGCGCCCTAAATGTTGCAACGCACAAAGGAGCACACACATGACTACATGGACAACCTTTGAGACTATCGATGAGTCTCAGAACTGGGACGAGTTCTACATTGATCGCCTAGGCGTTCATCAGTACAGACAGGACGAGCGCACACGGTTTAAGCTTGAGCGTGTACCGACTCACGAGTATCACTGGCGGGTTATTGATCTGGAGGAGGATGAGCATACAGCGCCTATGTATATGCGCGACGCTATCCGATGGGTCGCAGGTCGGATACTCTACGGAGCATAGTTGACAATCAAATCAGGGCGATGGAGTGTCGCCCTTGTTCACACACAGGAGAACTACCATGAGTAAATTGATTTGCACATACTACGCCTTGAGCGTTCCTGCAGACGCTGACGACCGGTACTGTCAGAAGTTTGTCGGATACTTTGATACGGTCGCTGAGGCGGAAGCTAAGGCGGTTGTGTTGGGTGTTGATCAGTTTGAGATCGACGAGGAATCGGATCACGAGGGTGACGGTGAATATACCGTCATCCGGTAACAGGAGGCAAACAGCATGATCAAACTATCTAAAGCATCAAAGATGCCATGTCGCTCGTGGTCGCTTGAGGCCCTTGAGACCTGCCCCGGATCAAAGAATCCAGACGGCACACTAGTGGACGCTTGCGCGGGTTGCTATGCAACTACCGGCAACTATCGGTTCCCTAACGTGCGAGCACCACGACAACACAATAAGGAGGACTGGAAGCGTCCAGCGTGGGTTTCTGAAATGGTCGCGGAGCTAGACAACGACCGATACTTTCGTTGGTTCGATAGTGGTGACATGTA